TGCTGATCGACAGGCTGGCGTTCAACGCACCCTTGAGCAGCAGGTTGCCGGTGCCCGTGCTGTCCGTACCAATGCCAAAGTGCGTGGCTGTGGCGGTGCCGCCTGTGGCCTGGGGGAACTGCACCAGCGCGGTGTTGCTGATGGTGCTGACCGTGCGCGTCCAGCCGCCTGCGGTGCGTGCCACCGCCACACGGGCGTAGCCGGTGTAGCTGATCTCGCTGGTGCTCTGGCTGCCTGCCTCGCCGGGATCTGCGCTGTGCAGGCTGATGTGAAACGAGCCCGCGGCGGCGCTGTTCTGCAGGCCGGCAGCGTCCCCGATGTTGGCCCAGTCGGTGTTCAGGAACAGCAGATCAAGCAGCGCCTGCTCGGCGGCGTTGGTCATGGACATGGTGGTTTCTCCTTAGGCGATGCCTTGGGCACGGCCGTCAGGGCCGCGGATGATGGTTCTAGGGGCGCGCATCTGCGCCAGCGCCTCGGTGAAGCCCTGCATGGCCATGGCCAGCGCGGCATTCGGGCTGGGCTCTTCCAAGCCCCCCTCAGCCACCTGCTCGGCAGGCGTCTGGACTTCCGGGCCCTGCTTGGCCTGGTGCGCGATCTGCGCCACCAGCACCTTGGTCTCGGCCTCCAGCGTGGCACGCCAGCGCTCCATCTCCAGCTTCTCGCGCTCCAGCACAGCCTTGTTGTCGGCCTCCAACTGCTTGAGCTGCGCCTCCATCTCCAGGCGGGCCTGCTCGCGCACGGCGTCGCGCTCGTCGTTGGCCTGCTGCACCTGCAGCTCGGCTTGCTTTTGCGCCTGGGTGGCCTGCGCCTCCATCTGGATGCGCTGCATCTCCATCTGGGTCTGCGCCTGGAACTTCTGCGCGTCGGCCTGCTGGCGCATCTGCTCGAGCTGCATCGCGGCCTGGGCCTTGATCTGCTCAGGCGCGGGCGGCTGCGGCCGCGGCGGGGCCTTGGCGGGGTCTGAGAAGAACTTCTCGGCCGTCTTGAAGCCCAGCGCCTTCACCAGCTCCTGCTGGCTCTGGTAGACGTTCTCGGGCGTGGCGGTGCCCACTTGCAGGCCAAACTGCTGCTGCTGCAGCAGGGCCATCAGGTGCGCCACCTGCTGGTCCTTGTTGCCCGTCCCAAGACCGACATTGACCGAGACGTCAAACTGGTTGCGCCACTCTCGCGGGTCGATGTTGACCCACTGGCCGCGCAGGCGGATGACGTCTTCCTTGGTGCTGTACTGGCTCACCAGCTTGAGCATCATGCGGAACAGGTCGCGGAAGCCCTCGGCAAAGTTCCGGGCGATCAGGTCCAGCCGCATGTCTGCGCGGTTGGTGACGATGTTCACGCCCGTGGCCGTCTGGTTCAGCGAGTCGCCGTCCGCCCCTTGGTTGTAGCGCGTCCAGCCCGTGGAGTCCTCCAAGAAGCCCTGCATGGTCTCCATCATGGACATGCCGAGCTGAGAGTCCCCCATGCCCTGGTCCAGCCGCCCCGCCGCGCCGGGTTGCTTCACGCGCACCACGCCACCAGGCCGGGAGGCCAGCAGGTCGTCCAGGTTGACCTGGCCATCCACCGCAAAGTACCGGCCGTTGATCGACAGGTACATGTTGTCCAGCATCCCGCGCAGGATGTTGGTCTTGATCTTCTGCGCCTCTAGGGCAAGATCGGCCACGCTCAGGCCGAAGAACTTGTGCGGCATCGGCACCGGGGTGATGCTCACAAACGGCGCGCAGTCCACGATCTCGTTGTCCAGGATCTGGTTGCCCGCGCGCGTCACCTTGCGCAGCTCGCTGATGCCGTCGCCGTCGTAGTCGCAGCGCACGTAGCACTCGGTCACCCAGATGATGCGCTGGGAGTCGTCGGGCGTGCTGATGGTGTCGGCCTGCAGGTAGGCCAGCTCGTCGTCGTAGCCCAGGCGCTCGATGCGCTCCATGTTCAGCGCGGTGGACTGGTCGTCGCCGCTGATCTGGTCCACGTTCTTGTAGCCCATGGAGATCAGGTCCGACTGCGTCCTGGCCACGCGGTGCGCCACAAAGCTGGCGTCCTCGATGGTCTTGGCCTTGCGCGAGATCAGGAACTCCTCGGGCGGCACGTTCTCCACCCGCACGCAGCCCTGGATCTTGGTGCGCTTGCACACCACGTCGTAGGCCAGCACGGGCGGGGCGGCCTGGATCTGCGCCATCTGCTGCTGCAGCGGCGTGATGGCCTGGGCGGCCTGCGGGTTCTGCTGCGCGGCGTTCAGCGCCTGGTCGAGCTGCTGCTGGAGCTGCTGCAGGGCCTGCTCGCGCTGCTTGGCGTCTTGCTCGTCGGGGTAGCTCTTCTGCTCGATGACCTCGACCTCGTCATCGTCCATCAGCTCGGCGAGCTCCACCTGGTTAAGGTTGCGGTACTCCTCGCGCTTTTCCTCGCGGCGGTCATCCCACCAGACCTTGACGATGCCGTTCTTGCTCAGCAGCGCGTCCTTCATCCAGTTGTAGGTGATGAGCTCGCCGTTGTTCCTGACGTGGAAGCAGTGGTTCAGGTAGTCCGTGCACTGCTCGGCCTTGGCCTCGTCGCCCGGCTTGGTCGGCTCAAACTCCACCACGCGCTCGCTGCCCGCAAACTTCACCATGAGCTGCGGCAGCATGCTCTCAATGGTGTTGCGCACGTCCGGGCTCACCACGGACGAGCGGCCTTCGATCTCCGGCGGCGTCAGGTCCAGCGTGGGCTTGGCCAGGTAGTAGCTCATCGCCTTCTGGCGCTGGGCGGCCAGCTTGCCGCTGTACCAGCCCACCGCCTGGCGCATCTCCTGGTCGGTGATCGACCGGAGCTCATCGTCAGACATGCGTGCCATAAAGGTCTCAGGCCACGTTGAAGCGTGGGTAGTTGATGGTGCCGCCCCAGGTGTCGTTGGTCATCTGGTCGGCGTTCAGGGCCAGGTAGCGCATGGCGTCCGCCCCGTGAGAAAACTCGTCGTGCACCGGGTTGCCGGGCTCGTTCGTGGTCGCGTTGATCTGCCGCCGGTAGCGCTTCAAGCACTCCACCAAGCGGGCGGTGCGGTCGCGGTGGAAGTACACGCGGCTGAAGATGTCGCGCACCCGCTTGATGCCTTGCTCCACGTCCATGTTGGGCGTGCGCTGCACGCTCCAGCCCAAGCCCTGCAGGATCTCGGCGTCTTGCTTGCCCGTCTGGTGGCGCTTGGCAAACCCGTCGTGCGGCAGGTAATGCGTGCCCCAGTTGATGGGCTCCCCGTCCAGGCGCAAGGCTTTGAGCTCTGCTGAGTAGTCGGCCAGCGTGCGCTGCGTGCCCTCGATGTAGTTCACGAGGCGGATCTCGCTGGACACCTTCTGCGTCAGGATGATCGACATCGAGTCGTTGAAGCCCAGGTCCCACACCGCGTGGGTCTTGAGCAGCGGGTCGTGCGGCACGTTGCCGATGCGCCCCGCGGCGTTGGCCATCTGGTCGAAGTAGATCGCCCCGTCCACCGCGGGCTTGCACTGGCCCTCCCAAATGTGGGCGTAGTCCTCGCGCCGCATCGTCGCCTCGGCGTGCTGGCGTTCAGCCTCCAGCACCGCCGGAAAGCGCCCGTTGTCGGCGTGGTTCATCTCGATGGACACGCAGTCCGGCGGCGGGCTGCTCACGAAGCGCCGGTAGGTCTCGTCGCTCTCCAACTGCGGGTTGAAGCTGACCCAGATCTCGGAGCCGTTCTTGCGGATAGTCGGGATCAGGATGTCCCAGGACCGCCGGCTGATGGCCTGCGCTTCCTCGCACCAGCAGACATCAACCCCTTCAAAGCTCTTGAGGGACTCGGCCGTCTGGTCGCTCAGGCCCGAGAAGAAAAACTGCGAGCCGTTCTTGCCGCGGATCTCCGCTTGCAGCACCTCGTACTGGCTGCCCAGGCCGAGGGCCTCGATCTGGTCGCGCAGCAGCTGGTGCACCGACTGCTGGATGCTCTTCTGGATCTCGCGCGTGCACAGCACCCGTAGGGGCTTCTGCGCCGCCATGATCAGCAGCGCGCGGGCAAAGCCCCAGCTCTTGCCGGAGCCCCGGCCGCCGCGCACCACCTTGTAGCGGTGCGGCTCGAACAGGAACTGCAGCTTCTGCGGGAACCAGGCCTCAACCAAAGGTCACCCGGATGCTGTGCTGCACCGCGCCGCCGTCCTCGCCGGTCACCTGGATGGGCAGCACCTTGCCCACCAAGCCCAGGAACGGCGCCGGGTGGCTCTCGGCCACGCGGGCCAGGTAGTCCACCCCACCGGCGCGGTTGAGCGCTTCGGCCACCATCTCGCGGATGAGCGCGTTGCCCTTGTCCAGCGAGCCTTTGGGGCGGCCAGCGCCTGGTCTTGGGCCGCCTCGGTTTGAAATGTTTGATTTTTTTTCGGGTTCCATGTGGATTGTCCGAAGTGATGTGTGCTCTCGCCCGCCGCTATCCGCCGGGAGACGAGCGGGGCAAGTCCCGCGTCGAGAGCTGCGGCTCATTTGCCGGTGATGCCGCTTGCCGTGCTTGGCAACTGCAGGCCAATTAGAGGTAGCCCATGTCTCTTCGGTTTTCCAACCAGTCGACACAGGCTGAACGATCTTCCCCGTCAAAGTCCCAAGCGGCCTTAACGTCTTTCCTTGCGCGCAGGCGGTAGTGCTCCTCAATGTTGGACTGGGTTGTCCTGATCGAGATGTTGTCCGCTGCGTATGGGCCGACGTCGTCCTTGCGGCACATGACCAACTGGCCACGGCGCGAACCTCTGTCGGCGATCTTCCCGTCCCATGCCTGCGCCCATTGCTGGAACGTCATTTCAAACGGGATGCCCCTGCGATTGGCGGTTGCGCGCTGCTGCAGGAAGCGTGGATAGACGTCTTGGCCGGTCAGATCCTTGAGCTTGTTTCTAAGCTCTTCATGGACCATCTTTTACCGGCTCCAAAAGAAAAAGCCCCTGACGAAAAAGTTTCGCGCAGGGGCCGGGTGCCTGAATTTCAGCACAGCTTCAAAATGCGTTCAAGGCTTTAGATCAGGCTGCCTGAAAGCAGTCGCCACGCTCGGGCTGCACAAAGAGGCACCTGTCCGTTGCCAATGGCTTTAAGTCGGTCCACCCGAGCGGCCACCCCATGAGCCACTCGACCCACGTCGGGTTCAGACTGCCACCAATCTGCTCGCTCAATGGCCGTGAGTTCTTTTCGTGCGTGGCCTGGCTGGCCTTGCCGCTCCTGTAGTCGCGCGACAGCGGCGTGGCGAACTTCACCGCGTCCACAAGTTGCACCTGCTTGCCTGGAGCCGGTCGGCCACTGCTGCCCCGTGAGTCCGCAGCCATTGGTGTCGGCCATGTCGTGCGAGCGCTTAGCGCCTCGATCAGCGTCCCGCCTTCCCGTGCTTTGGTAGGCGTCACTCTCCCGCCGTTCGTGCCAAGCGTGCTGGTGGGTGTCGGCCACATCGACACCGCCCCGGCCAATGTCGTCCCACGCTTCGATTTGCCTGCCGCCATGCCCTCGCCGCGAATCTGCACGTTGTCCTGAGTGGTCGGCGTAGGCCAGCGGGTCGGCGTGTTGATCATTTGCGCCAAGCTCACGCCGGTCATGTTCGGCGTGATCGTCCCCCCGCGCTGGCCATCCGTTGCTGATGGTGTGGCCCACAAGCCAGAACCTGTCCCGCTGATGCGGCGCTCCAACGTCGGCAGCTCCCAGCACTGTCCATCGGCAGTCATACCCGAGCGCGGCCAGATCACCGAGGACTCTTCCAAGTCCCCGAGTAAGGAGCGCTGGGCTGTTTTCCACGAAGACGTAGCGGGGTCGAACCTCGCCAACGATGCGCGCCATGTGGGCCCACATGCCGCTGCGCTCTCCGTCAATGCCGGCGCCTTTGCCTGCGACGCTAATGTCCTGGCAGGGAAAGCCGCCAGAAACGACGTCAACACGGCCGCGCCATGGTCGTCCGTCAAAGGTGCGAACGTCATCCCAAATCGGGAAGGGCGGGAGAAGGCCGTCATTCTGTCGGGTGGCAAGTACGCTTGCGGCGTAGGGTTCCCACTCGACGGCGCAGATGGTTCGCCATCCGAGCACCCCCCCCCCGAGGATGCCTCCACCAGCGCCCGCGAAAAGAGCCAGCTCATTCACACCCGCTCCACAAAC